CCCTACCCTTATTTTTTTATGATCCAAGGGTTATTCTTAAGGATTTTTAGGGGGAGATCTCTGGAATTCTATAGGATTAAAGGCAATGGGGGAGATCTGCGAGGCGGCCTAACGATATACCCTACTGAATTTTTGTAGTATTTTTGAAACTAGTTCACTAATAAGACCATTAAGGGTAGCCCCCAGTACTAGTCCTGAGGTGGATATTAATCAGTCCTTAGTATATACTATAGGTAACCCTGGCCTACCCCCCTATAGTGTAACTTCTAAGAGCTATCCCAGGTATACCAAGGGATTCCCGAGGTTTTACACTCGGTTTACCCACCTAGGATTCTCTATGTTTCCTATGAACTTATCTAGTTGTTCTTGTAACTGTTGTTCCTTAAACTCTTTCTTAGCATCATCCTCATCAATACCTACGGTATCCACGATAGCTCCTAAGGCAATTCCTAAAGCATCTAGTCTATCATCGTGTCTCAGACATCCTCGAGTACGATTAATATGTGTTAATTGATACATTAATCCATAAGGTAGTTTCATAGGGTCACTTAAAGACTGATTAATATCTCTGTTTACCATACTTTTATCAAATACTAATTTATGTTGATTCATTAATGGTTCAAGAGTATCAATAATCCTCAGTTCCTTCTGTTTATTACTTCTTACTTCTTCTATGCTTGCAGGATATATTTTCTTTAACACTGGACGTAGTAATTGATCAAACATACCATCACCGAAGTTACTCTCGATGTAAATCACTGATACATTATTATCTTTTGCTATGTGTGCTAACTTAAATAGATTATCTTCATTATAGCCACCCTGCATACCACCACAGTCAACTACATAGATTCTACCGTGCAAATACTTAATTACTGCATATCCCATCTCGTCAGCACCACGTCCTGAGGGATCTATGGACATAATACTGTATTGATACTCAGTAAACTCCTTATCGATATACTGAGGGCTATGTAGAGCATCCCCTGTAAAGCCCAAATTTGGTATATCAAGGACGTTTTCTCTTGCAGAGGAGTAAGATATACCTATTGGTCCTTTATCCTTAGGAACGTCCATTATGATCAAATCAGACTGCTTTAAAGGGTACTTATCTGCATCTGATAATGTTGTATCTAATTGATACTGTAATCGATAGTATGTCTTACCTACAGATGCTTCCCTTTCTAGTAGATCTTCATTGGTAAATCTAGTGTCAGTTACAGTGCCTGCAGGAGATCCTGAGAGGCTCATATTTTCGATATAAGGGGCTAATTTTCCTTCGTAGACCTCAGGCTTCTCTGGAATACGAGAAGGCCAAATACGGACAAGGAAGCCCTTCTCAACAAACCTATTATAGATACTATCACCTGTTTGTGGTGTACCTAGTCCTACAATATTTGCATCGATATTTGTCTGTAGAATAGAGTCAAATTCATTGATTTGTTGGTGTATCTTAGCACGCATTATCTCTGTAGCTGAGTTAATAGATGTTTCTACGTCATCAGCAATCAATAATGATGCACGATTACCTTGTAACTGAGAGTTAATACCTAGACATTTAACACTAGGCTGTACCGTAGCTTTACATCCAGATACATCAAATGCCATTACAGAGTTACGCTGAGTAGGCCCAGGACGTAAATGTTCTAGCAAAGGTACTTCAACTAATAGTTTGTGTATAAATGTACTGATTGATGTGGCGTGTGGTCCACTTGCAGAGACAATCAATACTTTCTCATTAGGATTGCGTAACAATCTCCAGGTTGCATATGCTCCTGTAAGATATGTCTTACCAACACCTCGAAAAGCCTCGATAAGTAATCGTCTGTGACCTTCTTGTAGTGTTGCCGCAATATCCCTCTGTATAGGCGTAGCCTTTGGTAAACCAATTTGCTGCCAGACGTAATCTACGTAGTCTGGAAAGCTTTTTACCAATCTCTCGATGTCCTGCATACTACTTTTTCTCCATTCGAATACCAGCTAATATAATAGAATCATTAAAATAATCTAGCGATTCTTTACCACCTTCGTGACGAGTCATAGCTCGAATTAAGGATAACATCTGTTCATCTGAGTATGTTAAAGGTGTATCACGACCAATACCAGTTTGACTTTCAACACTTCGAATGTATGCTTCGGTATTATTCTCTTTTCCGTTTGGTGCATACACTGGTAATATGTCCTGGATAGTCTTTAGACCTCGTTTACCTTTAGTTTTAATGTCTCTAGCTAACGCTCGTACACCATACTCAGGAGTTTGGAAGATTTCGAATGCTCCAGAGGCTACATTACCACCAGGATCGTTTCCCTTGGCCTTACCTTCCCAAGGAATACCAAAATCCTTAATATTACCTGGATTATTGTTCCTGACATTACGTGGTCGCTTCTTTGAGCTATCTAATTTTAGTTCATCCATAATTCATCTTCTTTTTCTAAGAAACTTTGTACCAAATTAGCCATAGGCTTACTTTCAACGATGTCTGCAGTGATCTCATTGTCTTTTAAAAACTTTAAGATCGCTGACAGTTCACCAGGAGCGAGTCTTTCGCCCCCAGTGATTAAGTCATTGAAGTAAGCAGCCATTTGTTCGTGAAGTCCATTTAAAACTTCCAAATCAGCTTTCTTACTCATATTTCCTCCTTAAGGACTTATTGGTGTGTTTTCAAACCATTTCATATACAGAACCTTGTTTTGATTATCAACAGAAGCTCTATTTTTCTCAACTTCTGCTAGTAATTCATCTAAACGATCTGAATAACGATTTAAAAACTCTTTTTTAGCTGCTGCTTTAGCATTACTAAACAATTGGCCTATTTCATACTTTTTAGTACCTGGAACATCATAATCCACACCATCAGGCATAGCTTGATAAGATGCACTATTAACCAAATAGTTTAAACGACCTTCAAGATCTACGTGACTATTTAAAAGCTCACGTAACTTCCAATGATCTTCAGCTTCAAGTTCAATCTCACTACTCTTATGAACAATTTTGTCACTCATAGGTAGTTGATTAACTTTCAAACGCATTAGCTCCTGTCGTCCAATTTCAGTTGTAGGTACTAACTGAGGCATACCTAAGAAAGATACTAAGTCTTGCTCTTTACCAAATATATCTAAAGCTGGTCTGTTAAGATACGGAGCATACTTTTTAGTTATATTTTCCCAAACACCTCTAGCTTCTTTAATAGATTCGCCTTGTTCAGAGTTCATAAAGTTTGCTAAAGAACTAAACGGTAAGAATGTAGCAGCCTGTTGACCTAAATATTGTGGTGCTTGACCTTTCCACATCTTCTGGAATTGATCTAAACCTTCTAACCAAGTCTTACTTAAGATCTGATTAGATAATGCAGTAATCATAGCACCTTGTAGTTCTGCTAAATCTTCTGCAAAACCAGGTAAAGAGTCTGTATCCCAACCACGTCTGTTCATATCAGTAACAAACATATTTACTTCTGCAGATAATCCTGCAAACATTGCAATAGGATCAAGACCACTAATTGGAATCCATTGGTCTAATCCTGGAATATACATAGCATTCTCTTGAATACCTGCTGCTTTCCACGTATTACGCTCATTATCTGGTGCAGTACCTGTAATAAAACCATTGTAAGCATACAAACCAAACATACTATATAACATAGTACCCATAGTTAATCGTGCTTCTGCAATAGCCTTTCTACGTCCACCTGCAGCAATATCATCCCGCATCTTAGTAGAAAGTTTGTGTAAACCAGGCGTTCTACGACCAACAAACTTAACAATATTTACTGGAGTACGATAAAAAGGTACTAGCCACTGACCACCAGGAGCTTTCTTAATAGTGCTATCTACACTAGCAAGGAATGGATTAATATTAAAACCTTTATCTACATTGTAAGTATCTGTAAATTCAGTTGCTTTAATCTCTTCCTGGAATGTACCTTCACGTGATCTTTCGATTGCTTCTCGATGAAACTTACCTTTATTAGCAGTTACATACTTCTTAATAAGTCCTTTTTCTCTTGGTGTAAGATCAGCAGACTTACCTTTTTGAAATAATGTGTTATGTGCTTCGTAAAACTCTTCAATATACTTTTGTTTAGCAATACCTTGTAGTTTTAGAATATTAGCTTCTCTAGTTGCGATATATTTAAGTTCAGAACCATAAATAGCACGTTTAAACATATCATCAGTAATACCTAGAGCTTGATATGGAGTACGAATCAATGCTCCTGCAGCATCTAACGTCTTAGCTACATTCTTTCTAATAGGTCCATCTGTGCTTTTCATCAAATAGTCCGATGAAATTGCACGATAAGAAGGTGTATCAAATTTTTGATAGAAGTCTAAGAAGCCTTCTTCTAATACATCTTCATATGGTTTTACTTTGTTCGCTGCAGTAATAGCATCTTGGTACTGTTTAGATTGTTCACCAAACTCCATACCAATCTTTTTTGCATTTTCTAATGCAGCTCGGTACTCTACTGCAGAACCTTTAGGTATTTGTTTAAGTGCATTAACCCAGTTCTCTAAGGCCATATTTGATAAATGCCAATTACTGTTTGTTAATGCTTCAATCTCATCCTTTTGTAAACCATCTTCAAGACCTTTCATTTTGCTGATTACACCAGCCATACGATATTCAAGTTGATTTATCTTTCGAACAGAATAGTTACCAAGAACGTTCTTCATTAGCGTTACTGGAGACGATAATAGACCAGATGTACGCATTTCAGTTAACACACGACCTGTCTTCTTCCACCACGCATCATCTTTACTAAGGTCTTTCATCAAACGATTTAAGTTCATCGCACTATCAGTGTTTGCAAACTCTTTTAGTTTTTTATGAATACGCTTAGCAGTGGTTTTATCTACAATCTTTTTAGATGCTTGATCAAAATCTTTAGCAGCAAGTTGTTGTACTTCTTCTAAAAACTTAGCAGCATCTTCAGGAATTACATCAATACGTCCTGCAGAGGTTGTACGAGCAGCACTTGTTTGAATAGATTTAGAAGCTCGAACTAATAAGTCTAGCTCAGGCAACTCTTTCATTGTATTAAGAATAGCTACAACATCATCAGGTTCTGATTTCTTTATAGTATCTTTAATTTTCTGGAATCTAGCCCAGTATTCTTTACGTAATAATGTTAGTGCAACTTCTTGACCACGTGTTTTAGCAACAGAAGTCTTTGCAAAAGGCATAATATCATCACCAAGTTTCATTCTTAGCTCTGCTGCTTGTTTTTCTGTAATAGCGAGTGGAATCTTACCTGATTTTGTGTATGCAATTGCTTCTTTACTATTTAAGATGTTTTCAAATATAGTTTGAGCAATTTTTTGTTCCTCAGCAGATTCAAATACTACACGATCATAGTTTAAAGCTGTCTCAGGTGGTTTAGTACCTTTAAATTCTGTTTGAGTTACTTCAATAGGACTAATTTCAACTTCTTTTTTAGGTTGAGTCTTAACTTCAGGCACATAATCTTCTGTTGGAGTACCTGTTTGTTTCGGAGGTTTAGGAATAATTCTGTCATTTGCTGCAAGATCATCAATCTGTGCTACAGCATCTTCAGGACTCTTTGCATTATTCCAAATTTTATCCTTTACAGATTTGTATCCTTTAACAATCCCAACAATTGCCTCAAGTGTTAAACTTAAACCACCACCTTCTAAAGCGTGTTTAAGTTTATCTTCGGCTGCAGAGTCATTAGGGTCAGTTTTTAAATAGTTAACAATAGCATTATCCATCCCTGCGTCAGCAAGAACATTGGCTAAACGACCATCATCTTGATTCCAAATTGTAAAATCAATTACAGCACCTTTTGTAGTGGTTTCTAAAATCTTTCCTGTTTTTGTAGCTGCACCTCCGTAACCACGTAGTAGTACCCAGCTTGATATAAATCTAGAGAAACCTTCTACAACTTCACCAGTAGTTGTTTCTTGTTCACCTAAAAGCTCAAGTAAGTTATTTGCAAAAGGTGTTTCAACCTCATCATACTCTTGACCAAAGGCCATACCAAGGGTCTTAGCACCTTCCTTAAATGCATTTACTGGGCCTCTTGCAACACCACGCATAATATCTAAGGTTTGTGCCCAACCATCACCTTCTTTCTCTTCTTCCTTAAGATCAGCAATAAGTTGTTGACGATCCGCTTCTTCTTTTTTCCTTAGTTCTTCAATAAGAGCTAAACGATCTTGCTCTGCTTGCGATACCTCAGTATCTTCTACAATTGTTTCAGTTTGTCCTACCTCAGTAGCCATACTATCTCCTATTCACCAAAAATAGTGTTCATTATGTTATCAATAAGACTGTCGTTTTCTTCTTGGAACTGTCTAAACTCGTCAGCAGTAATATCTGGATTCTGTTCTAAGAATTGTGCATTTAACTTATTCTCTTTTTTTAGCTTGTAACATCCTTGCGTTTTTTTCTTTAAGAACATCTGCTGCTGCTTTATCTTCAGCTTTTTGCTTAAGTCTAAGCTCTTCCTGTGTTGGATATTTAGCAATTACAGATTGTGCAATTCGATCCGCTTCTGCATATAGCTCTTTTGTTGGAGGATAATCACCATCATTATCTCTTCGATAATCTTCAACATAACTATTAAGAGCACGCCTAGCTGCTGTTACTCGTTGTGGTCCAGTAACTGAATCTTGGAAGAAACCATCTTTATTTATTGCAGCAACAGTTCTTGTAAGATCAGTCTCAACATCGTTAAGAGTGTTAATTTGAGTCTGAATCAAACCGTTGTCATAATCTTCTTTTATCTTAATTACATCAGCAGATAATTTTAGATAGTCTTCTTGAGTTAGAAAAGCCTTGTTAGCTCGTAGATCATCTATAGTTAATGTATTTTTTTGAATGCTTTGTTTTAAAGATATAACTCTTTCTGTATCACTTACTGGAGCAAACCCTGCTGTATCAATACGATCACGTACTGCTTCTAGTGCTTGACGATAGTCCTCTTTTTCCATCGTAGGTTCTGCGTCAAGTAAGTCTAAATAGAACTCAGAAATAGTTTCAGGAGTTGTTGTTGGCTCTGAAGTTAAAGTAAAGGCTTTCTTTGCTATATCTGCACTAGCTTTTTTACGAGCTTTATCCGCAGCAGTTGCTCGGCTTGTTGCAAGAGTAGTTAAAGAGGTTTCTAACTTATCAATTTCAGCACCATAAGTAGGATGGTCAGCATAATTAATACCATCCTTAGTTTTAATTTTTAAATAGTTATCAATATGTGTTTGCCAATCAAAGTTAGGATTAATTTGGGCCTGTTCTTTAATATAACTAGATACACGAGATACATAAAGATCACCTAGGTCTTTATTAGAGATACCTGGACGACTTATTTTAATCTCAGATTGAAGTGTTGCAGCATCCTTACCATCAATAATAGCATTCTTGATGTAAGTACCACTAATCTCATTATCTTGCATAAGACGATTAGCTGCAATATTTTGTTCATAAACATCCATTGCAGCACCAAAGTCTTTACCTAAGGTCTTTAAGTAACCATCTAGGTATGCTGAAGATACTGAATCTTGTTGTTTAAAATTATCATTAGCACCTTTTAATGCAGTAGCAAAGTATTCACCAACAGTTACATCAGTTTCATTCTTTTTAATAAGAACAATATCACCATTCTGTAACTTTGTTTTTGCTTCATCAATAATTTTAGCTGAGTATTGTCCAGCTTCCCATTGTCCCGTAGCATTCTGAATGATTGATCTTTGTCGAGAGCGTTCATCTGCTTCTTTCTCACCAATAACCAATGCACCTTTTGCAGCAAGACCTATTCCTTCTGCTAAGGCTTGACCCATTGACTTCTGAGGAGTAACTGTCGGCATATTCACCGTCTTTACTGCTTTATAATCAAATGTACCCAGGTCTGTACTAACAGCCGCAACTTGGTTTTTACCTGTTCTTTGTTCTCTTGGCATCCTCAAACGCTCCTATGTTATATACTCCAAGTATTCTTAAATGCTCCCACAGAGTCATTCCAAGTCATACCTGTATTAAATCCACCACCTGCACCATAACCTTGTGCTGCAGCCACACCAATTTGTAATGCTGCTCCAATACCTGTGGACTTCTTAGCTTCTAATTGATTAATAGTACTCTTAGTCTCTAAGTAATCTGCTTGAGATCCTACAGCAATTTGTACTAAATCGCTTTCATTCAATGATGAAATAGTTCCTGTGTCAATAGCCTTTTGTACATAAACATTAGACATTTGCCTCAACAAATTACCTCCTGCTGTACCTGATTCGGCTGCTGCAACAGTGACTGCGGATTTTTCTCGCAGTGCTTTTCGTTCTCGCTGCGTCATCTCTAGACGAGCTTTCTTTTTCTGCTCTTCTGCTTCCTGTCTACGTTGAGCATTCATTGCCATCTGTCTTTCTACAGCCGCATTTTGTCCTGCTTCTGCTGCTTGATTCGTAGCTGATATTTGAGCAGCTGTTCCTACAGCACTTACGGCAGCCATAGTAATAGGATCACACATAATCTTGTCTCCTTAATTCAAATTTATAAAAAGGAACTTTTTTGTCAGCTAAAAGAACAGGTTTAGGATCTATCCTTGCTCCTAGCTTTCTTAACCATCTAACAGATGTCTTATGTTCACTACTCACATAGTTTGTAATGATAGGGAACATCTTTAATAAATGCATAAATACGCTAATAGTATATTTCGCCATATCCCATTTGTATTCATTGATACGTTCATCTGTTAATAGATAACCAATACCTTTTCCTAATTCTGCACTAGGAACAACTCCAAAGATACCTGATACAGTTCCTTCGTACATTATCAGATACATTGAGTCCTTATATGTATTAACAGTCTTTTGTAAAACTCTACGGTAAGTTAATCCTGTAGAAGCCTCAACTTCCTTCAGGTCATCTTCTTTTAACTTTAAATTAATCACTTCGTGATAATATTTTTCTTCATACAGAATTATCTCTACCTTCATACTTTCCTCTATAAACTTAATGGGTTCGCATTTCTATTATCGAACTTGTCTTCAGCCTTCATAATGTCCTTCTCAAGTCTCGAAATACTCGAATCTATGGACTTTAATCTCTCGTTAATACTAATAATCGCTCCAGAATTAGTTGTGACTCTAGCGGACATAGGAGCATCGTCATACGCTATAGTTTTTTCGTGTGCTTGTTCTTGCAACCCACTAACAGCACCTTGTAAATTTTGGTATTCTTGCCATACCAAGGTAGCAGACCAGGCAATACCTGCAACTGCAACTGCAATTGTTACGATCCACTGTGCAGACATTTTCTTACCTGCAAGTGCTTCCTTAATAAAATTGAGTATCGCCTCCATAAAATGGTGTCTCCTTATAAAAATCTTGTGTGTAATTATTTAATATACCACTATCAGCCATTTCTACTTCATCATAGAAATCAGTATCTTCATAGAACTCCATTTCTATTAACTGTAGATTATCAACTAATTGTAAGGTATCAGTTAGTGCATCATTCCCGAGGCTACTCCCAGAGAATATAGAGTTAACACTGTTAGCATCCATAGTACTATCAACGAGGGACACAATTTCAACTGCTCGCATTGTTTGTAAAGACTTTGTTTCATTTTTCTTTTTTACTTCCTTCTTACTTCCTTTCTTAGTTTCCTGTTTTTGTACCTTAGGCTCAGTCTTAGCCACTGCAACTGTAGGTTGTTGTACAGGTTGACTAACGGTTGGGGTATCCACTTTAACTTCATCTACTTTAACTACCTCTACTTTAATTTCTTCTATCTTAGGAACACCGTTGGCATCCAGATCATATTTTATGTCTGTTACCTTTGCGATGTCGTACACAGGGTCTGTAATTAAATCTAAGGGTATTTCTTGGTAATCGTAGGTTAGATAAATATCACCAATACGAATATCATCTGAACCATTCCAATCACTTGATCCTGCAATACCCATCCAAATTTCTTTGGCTAGACTCAGTTTTTCCATATCGTTATACACTCTATCGACATTGATCCACTGTCCTGTGGTAATATTGTAGTCCATAACCGAGTCATCAATCATAGTACCATTTTCATCAATAAGTGCTATTGCGATTGCTACTTCACCTGGGGCATACGAGTAATATTTATATCCGTAGTTAACCTGAGTAATCTCATATGTAAGTTTATCTAAGTTAATCTCGTGTTCTGCTACTGCACTATCTCTGTAATTGAGACTTGCTCCTGTGTAAATGTAGGGATCATAACTACCATCTCCGTGCATATGAATATTAGGATACTCATACTTACTATCAAGAAATTGTTCATAAGGACTTGTGATTAAGTTATCAGTTGTTTCTGCACTGGTCCAAGTTCCAATTACGGTCAGGGCCACAAATAGGCTTTTCTTCATCTAACTTTTCCTTATCAATCATATTACCATCTTTGTCAATATACCCAGCATCAATCAAGATCTGTTTCTTAGCTAAGTACTCTTGGTAATCGGGGCGTAACTCTGGATACTTGTTCCACATCTCTTTTGCTTGATCACCAATAAGACCCTTGAAAGGACACGGAGTATTACTATCGATCATTGCTTGGAATACACGAGGGTCTTGACACATAATTGCTACGCTTGCGACCTTCATTCCACCAGAACGTAGTTCACGGGCCAATTTAATGCGTTCACAATTTTCATCTACTACAGTAGTACCCATAGAAACACCTATGACTGTACCTTGTACACCACCACTGATCGCACTAACACATACATCATTATTGTTTACAGTGATGTTTGGTGCTCCTGCTCTCTGCACTGGTTGGTTCTTATAGTCAACCGTAGAATTAGACGTAGTAGTATTATTACTTGTACTTTGAATTGTTGTAGTAATATTTGTATCTGCTGCAAAAATAGCTACAGAGACAAACGCTAATAATACTAATAGTTTATTCATCGTGTTTTTCCTACTTGAGACCCTACGTAAAATTCAATAATCATTGATGCCCAACCAAAGACCTCTTCGTACTTTACCATTCCGTCAACTGGTACAAATGTAGTTGTATCACCTGTAAGCTCAAAGCCTAATATTGATACACCTTTTTCAACTACAGGGATTACTGTTTGTACATCAAAGATAACTGGTGCTAATACATATACAACTATTAATGCTAAGATTGTAAAGAAGATAACTCTACGAGTAAATGCTGCTGCCGCAGATTCAGTCTTAGCGTATTCGCGAGCATCATTAAGTGCTTGCTCTCTTGCTCCCATAGCTTGCAACATTAACTTTTGCTGCTCGGCCTTCTGTTTCATATTTTCAGCAATAAGCTTTGATACAAAACCCATTAGTATAGG